TTGCATATGTATCAAAAACTTTTGGATCTAATCAGGAACATTCACAACGGCTTTATGATTACGCTAGTAGGCATTGGCTTTCTTATTCTACTCCTATCCTTTCTTTCGGTCGTAGTAAGCGTGGTCTTCCTATTTCTTGTTTCTTACCTTATCTGGACGATTCAGCAGAAGGTCTTGTTGAAACGCTGTCAGAAGTAAATTGGTTGTCAATGTTGGGAGGTGGTGTTGGAATTGGTATTGGTATTCGTTCTACTGATGATAAGTCTGTTGGTGTTATGCCTCATCTCCGCACTTACGATGCTTCTTCTTTGGCTTATCGCCAAGGTCGCACTCGTAGGGGTTCTTATGCTGCTTACTTGGATATTTCTCATCCTGATATTATGATGTTCCTTGAAATGAGGAAACCAACTGGCGACCAGAATATGCGTTGCTTAAATCTCCATCATGGTATTAATATCACCGATGATTTCATGCACATCATTGAAAAGTGTATGATTGACCCAAATGCTAATGATGATTGGGAATTAAAAGACCCACATAATGGCGAAGTGCGTGAAGTTGTTTCAGCAAAAGCTTTATGGCAATCCATCCTTGAAATGCGTATGCAAACAGGTGAACCATATATTCACTATATTGATACAAGTAATGAAGCCATGCCTCAATGGCAAAAAGATTTAGGTCTCAAGATTCGCCAGAGTAACCTTTGTTCTGAAATTATTTTACCAACAAATGGTGAAAGAACAGCTGTATGTTGTTTATCTTCACTCAACTTGGAATATTATGATGATTGGAAAGAAAACAAACTATTTTTAAAAGATGTTGCAGAGATGCTTGATAATGTCCTACAACATTTTATTGATAATGCACCAAAACAAATTAAAAGAGCCAAATACTCTGCTATGCGTGAAAGAAGTATTGGTATTGGTGCTCTAGGATTTCATGCGTATCTACAAAAGAATAATTTACCATGGGAAAATCCAATGACCGTTGGTCGCAATAAGGCCATGTTTAATAATATTAGGAGTAAATTAAATGAAGCCAATCAAGAATTGGGTAAAGAGCGTGGCGAAGCACCTGACGCCAAAGGTACGGGTAACCGTTTTAGCCATCTTATGGCTATTGCTCCTAACGCTTCTAGCAGTATCATTATGGGAAACACCAGTCCAAGTATAGAACCATATCGTGCTAACGCTTATCGTCAAGATACATTGAGCGGGTCTTTCTTAAATAAGAATCGTTATTTGGATGATATTATTAAAAAGAAATGTGAAGAAGATCCAAAATTAGATTATAATGAAGTTTGGTCTTCAATTATTGCGAATGATGGTTCAGCACAACATTTGGATATACTTGATGACTGGCAAAAAGATGTATTCAAGACCGCTATGGAAATTGACCAACGTTGGGTTATTCAACATGCAGCTGACCGCCAAGAATATATTGACCAAGCACAAAGTTTAAATGTATTCTTTAGACCAGATGTAAATGTAAAATATCTTCACGCAATTCATTTCTTGGCATGGAAACAAGGGTTAAAAACATTGTATTACTGCCGTTCTGAAAAGATTGGTAAGGCTGATAAAGTAGCAAAGAAGATTGAAAGACAAGTAATGCAAGAAATTGACTTAAAACAAATAGCAACAGAAGAATCTGTTTGCATCGCATGTGAAGGATAGAAATGACCAAGAAATACGATTATAGAGTTACAGACGAAAGAACCAGTTTTAAACCATTCAACTATCCTTGGGCTTATAACGCATGGTTAGCTCATGAGCAATCTCATTGGTTGCACACGGAAGTCCCAATGGCTGAAGATGTAAAAGATTGGAAAAATAAACTAACACCACCACAGAAACAATTTTTAACACACATCTTTCGTTTCTTCACACAAGGCGATATTGATGTTGCAGGTGGTTATGTAAAGAATTATCTACCGTATTTTCCACAACCAGAAGTGAGAATGATGTTGTTAGGGTTTGCAGCTCGTGAAGCACTTCATGTTGCAGCTTATTCACATCTCATTGAAACATTGGGTTTACCAGATACAACTTATAATCAATTTTTAGATTATCAACAGATGAAGGATAAACACGATTATGTTACGGATATTAGCTCAAAGAACGGTGACCTTGCGTCAACTGCAAGGCATATCGCCGTATTCTCTGCTTTTACGGAGGGCATGCAGCTTTTTAGTAGTTTTATTATGCTCCTTAATTTTCCTCGTCATGGTATGATGAAAGGTATGGGTCAGATTGTAACATGGTCAATCGTTGATGAAACTCAACATTGTGAATCTATGATTAAATTATTCAGAACCTACATAGAAGAAAATAAAGAAATTTGGAACGATGAATTAAAAGGCCAAATCTATACCATCGCAGAAAAGATGGTTGAATTAGAGGACAGGTTTGTTGATTTAGCTTTTGAAATGGGTGATATGCCAGATTTAACCGCTAATGATGTAAAACAATACATCCGATACATTTGCGATAGACGCCTGATTTCACTTGGAATGAAAGGTGTTTATAAAGTGAAAAAGAATCCATTACCATGGGTTGAAGAAATGATTAACGCACCAACACACACAAACTTTTTTGAGAACCGTGCTACTGATTACGCCAAAGGCGCACTATCAGGTGATTGGGAAAATGTTTGGGGTGCAGCTGCATAACTAGGAAAAACATGAAGAAATTATTACTATTACTTTTATTACCATTAACATCACTGGCAAATCCAATTGATGATAAATGTCCACAATTTACACCTTATGGTGCACCAGTATCAAAGGCCGCCAATGTTCAATACATGTGTAAAAAGAACTATGCTCTACAATACAATTACAATACAAAAACAGCTGTATATGTATTAGAACATCTTACTAAAGAATCAATTACAGGCCCAGCAAAACGCAAGGACGATTTTCGTCCTGATCCAGAAGTTCCTGTGCAACATCAAAGTCATTTAGCTGATTATGCTGGTAAACCATATGACCGTGGTCATTTAAGTCCTGGTGCTGATAACACACAAAACGATGAAATCATGTCAGAATCATTCTTTCTAACGAATATGATTCCACAGGTACCAAACAACAATCGTGGTATCTGGAAGCAATTAGAAACCAAGGTGCGTGATTATGTATTGAAAAACAATGATGTTTATGTGGTATCTGGACCAGTCTATGAAAAAGGATATGCAGTCATTGGTAACAATGTTGGTATTCCCACAAAGGTGTATAAAGTGATTGTTGATGTAAAGAATCAAAAATCAGCAGCTTACATATTTCCAAATACACCACTACCTGTTGCAGATTTAGAAAAATATAAATTATCCATAACAGAGGCTGAAAAGATTATTAACATCAATTTCAATCCAAAACTTAACGATTCATTAGAGAGTAAAAACAATTGGTCACATTAGAACAAGGTGCTGTTAATAAGATTAAAAGTTTATTAGCTGAAGAAGATAATCAGGAACTTAAATTAAGGTTATTTGTTTCTGGTGGCGGTTGCTCTGGTTTTCAATATGGTTTTACTTTTGATGAAACTCAAAACGAAGATGATTTTGCAGTAGAAAAAGATGGTGTCACTTTACTTATAGATGCTATGAGTATGCAATATCTTAATGATTCTACCATAGATTACACTAAATCGTTAATGGGTGAACAATTTGAAATTAAGAATCCAAACGCCACAAGTAAATGTGGTTGTGGTTCATCATTTGCAGCCTAGTAAAATTCACACAACTATTTTTGTAACTTCATAACATCTAAAAATTATAAATATGTTATGGAGGTTTTTATGAAACACTACATATACAAAACATATTCTGAAGATGGATACTATTATATTGGAAGACATTCAACAAAATATAATGATAGCTATCAAGGTTCTGGAAATTGGGTAAAAAAATGTAAGCGAGATGGAACTAAACTTAAAACGGAAATTTTAGAATATTGTTCATCTACCGATGAATTAAAAAAACGAGAATATGAATATTTGAAAGAAAATATTGATAATCCATTAAATAAAAATGAAAAAACAGATAGTGACGGTTGGACGTCCGAAACCGCTGGTCGGTTTGAAGAAAAAAATGGAATGTATGGCAAAAAACACAGTTTACAATCCATTGAGTTGATGAAAAAAAATAGAAAAGGTAAAAATATAGGTCATACTAGAAATAAAGGTGTTAATAATCCTAACTATGGTAAAACAATGTCAGAAGAAACTAAAAATAAAATAAGTGAATCATTAAAAGGCAAAAAAATGACACCAGAACATATTGCAAAAACTAGGAGAAAACCAAGTGGCATATTCCGATAAAGTATTAGACCATTATCAAAATCCAAGAAATGTAGGCAATCTAGCAAAAGATCCGAATGTAGACCAATCTAAAG